GGAGCCAGTTTTAAACCACTAACCATTCCTTCTGCCATGGCAGAGTAGTTTTCTCTAAAAAGAGGCTCTGCTATTCTCCAATGAGCTGAAGTAATATAGTCGATATCAGGTTTAAATTTTGCGCCTGCTGTTGTCTCTAGGTCCTCATCTGCTCTAATAGTGTTTTCTCTAATCTCAACAACATCTGGTATTTTATCGTCTGGGTCTTGGTCAAGACGGACTAAGTATCGTTTATAGAATGCGTAGCTATTATGAAAACCCAGATTGTATATTTGTGTCTTTTGAGCTGCAGTATACCTACTCTCATAGTAATTCAACAATTCGTCCATGTCTGCACCACCATAACGGCCAACAACGGCCGTCGCCTCATTTGCATGGATTGTTGGTTGTCTAAGCTCCCAATTGAGCGATTTTTCAGCTTTTCGTGTTATATAAACTAACCCTTGTATCATAGGGCCAAGTGTATCTTGATCCAACCAAGAATTTATCGAATTAGATAGCGCTATTTTAAAATTAGAAAGAGAAAATTCACTTACCGATGCAGCTACCTCTTTAAAGGCCCCTCCCTCTTTTTCAAATTTGTAAAATGTTTTTTTTATTAAGTCATTTTGATATACTGTCTGACTGTTCTTATAATCTTTCACATTTTTTGAATGGGCAAGAAATGCACCGGCATATATTATAAACATCCTCCTGTATGAACCATCTTTTGGATCAAATTCTCCTTCAGCATTTCCTTCTGCTTCAAAGTATGAATATATACCAACATCAGCAGAAGAAAGTGGAAGCGCACCATTTAAAGGGAAATTGGCTGGAGCATTCCAGATGTATGATTTCTGCGCTTGGCTAAAAAATTTATGGTTGTTGATAAAAAACTGTATGTCTACTTTTTCTAAAGGAGAAGCAAAAAAAACAGCTAACAGCGAACCAGGACGGGTGGCAGCGAAATGGTGTTGCTCATAAAATTTTTGAGCAACGTCGTTACCTACAGCTGTAGGTTCAATATCGAAATATTCTTTTAATAAACTACCCATTATCTCAACACCTGTAGTGCGTCTGCAAGAGATTTAGGCACTTTTATAACTTGACCTAATTCAACGTGACTCTCCGTTGGAATTCTGTTAAAACCAGCAATAACCCACCATTGAGTGGGGTCTCCATAGAAATCAGCCGCCAATTTTTCGAAAGACAAACCCAAGTACCAGGTAACATTAAAACACTGCACAGAAGCCAATTCCTCATCTGTAACATATACAGCATTAGGAGACCTATATTGAGTTATTTGTCTAACGCCTCTTTTTTCAAAAAGTTTATCGTACTGTTCTTTATTGTTTATAGCCTTTTGACGATCTAAATATCTTGACATTATGTGCCTCCGAATGGAAATGAGCCAAGTGTATTTTGACTCAATGTTTGTTCATGAAGAATGTTAAAGGAAAATGACAAAGTAATTACTTTAGGGTAAAATTCTTGATTAGCCGCAAACATTCCCATTTCCAAATTAGGTTTCCAAGAAAGGCCGCCTATCCAACCAAGCAACCCATTGGGGTCCGTTCCGTTTATTAGGTTAGCAAACTTAATTCTAACGAGAGGAGGTTTTGAAAGAACCCCTTTGCCTTTAGCCAAAACCTCTCTAAACTCATCGTCTACAAAATCACCGATAACCATACCTTGATCACGAACAAATTCTTCTGCTACTGTGTCTCCATCTTGAACGAACATATCAGTCGCTCCCATACCATATATCGGATATACCATTTTAATTAATTCGGAGCAACCCTTTAAGTTCGCTTTTGCTTCTCCAATAGATCCAGCCGGCAAATCAAACCCAAGAGACATTTTTCTTTGAGTTCCTTGATATGTTGCTATGGGGTCCATTCTTCCAAATACTTCTTCGGTATTCCATTTTGCATCAAATGTTTGAGAAAAATCTGTTATAAAAGCAGGAAATTCAATTATCATTTGTGTTGGAACACTCATTATTTTAAGTTTTGCATTGGTGTTGTTAATATAATCTACTAATTTACTATTATCTGATACGTTATATGTTTGCATTAGCCTTTCGCTCCGTCTGCTTGTGCATCTAACACAAAGTCTTTGAACTCTTCGTTTCCTATTTTTACTGTTACATTTGGTTTGAATGAGTTCTCAAACTTAGCAGCAAATGTGTTCAAACTATAGCCCACAGTGCTTGTAGTTAGACTTTGGGTTGTTTTTCCTGTTGATAAAAGAGCAAGATCCCCTAATATTGGTTTCAAATCATCACCACTGTCCTTCAAGTCGGTTGTCACAGTTCTCACTCCCTTAACGGCAATTCCGATATTTCCAATGGAAGTCAAGCTTCCAAAAATGGTAGCCAAAGATTCTAATTTTCCTAAATTGAGCATTGCCAAAGTACCCGCAAGAGCAAGGAGCGCTGCTACAAGGACTATTCCAATTACAGCACCAATGACCCCTAAAGCTGGTGCTGCCGCAGTAAGACCTGCTATCATTGCAGGTAAAAAAGTTGTAAACACACTCATAAATGTTGGGAGAATAAGCATCAAAAAGAATATAGCACCTGCGAGAGCAATAATCATTGCTGGAAGACCACCCAAAGCTTGGCTGAAGTCCAAGAATTTTTGAGCCAAAAAAGCAATACCATTAACAAGAGGGGCGACTTGTATCGCAAAGTTCTGAAATGCTTTTGTGAGTTTTTGCATTACATCCATTGCGTCTTTGACTCTTTGGTTAAACTCTTCTTCTGCTGCTGAATCTCGTAAACCTTTTCTGTATTCACCCACATTCATTCCAAAAATACGTTGGGCCTCTGCCATATCTGAAATACCAGCAGCATTGGCTATTGCTTTCTGTGAAAACCTATCCATATCCTTGAAAGCAATACCTTGCGCTTGAATAGAGCTGATTAGGGTTTCAATTCTTTCATTTTCTTTCATTGTCAACATTTCTGTTGCTGACAATTGTGTGCCCAAGATAGAATTAAGTTTACCAACAGTGTCTGCTGCACTAGAAAATGTATCAAACTTCTCTGCTAAACCCAATAAAGTTGCGGTTTCAACACCTGCGGCTTTGGCTTGCGCAGCCAAGTCAGAGAACACTTTGATAGAATCTTTACCATATACAGCAAGAGATTTACTAGCATCTACAAACCCCTGCATCATTTTAGAAGAAGAAATACCAATTTTTGTACCAGCAATAGCTAATTGTTTTGTTAACGATGCTGCTCGTTTTGTGGACATCCCAAAGTTGTGCGCCATTATTTGCAACGATTTAGCAGCAATCTCACCAGAAACACCAATTTTTTCTAAAGTTGCAACTGTTTTCATTAATTCTTTTCTTCCTTCTTTAGAAGTCTGCATAAAACCAGTAAAATTGTTAAATAAACCCTGTGCTGCTTTTCCTGCTTCTTCTGCTCCAAGTCCTAGATTACGAAAGCTTCCCCCAACAGACATAATCTCTTCTGTCATTGCCCTACCAGCACCAGTATTGGCTGCAAAGGCAGCACTTGCTTTATCAACCGCCATTGCTAATTTGAAGGTTTGTGATAGAACATTTGCAAACAATCCCAAAAGTATTTTTTTTGGATTTATAGCATCTTTAAAGCCATCAGCTAACGCTTTTGGATCTTTTCTTGCTCTCTCGCCAAAATCTACAAGCTTCTTAGTGAAAGAATTCATAGCAGGAGAGATTATTCCAAGTTTGGTGCCAATACCAGTAAAAGTCTCTTCTATGACTTTTTTGTTTTTTGCTCGTGCTTTTGAATATTTTTCTTCGCCCTCGGTACTTTTAAGAGTTTGATTGTATAAATCAAGAAGTCCTTGTTCTTCCAATGCTTGATTTTCAAGGCTTTCCATTTGATCTTTGATCTTCTTTTTTCGTGCGCTATCGGTTTCTGCATTGTATCGCTCTTCTAGTTTCTGATATTCTTTAGTGCTTACAAATGCATCGCCTTTTATTTTTTCTAAAGTTTCTAAGAGTTTGAATTGTTCTTGTATGGCCGCATTTCTTTCTCCAAGAGCTTTATTTTGAGAAATGAGAATCCTGGACTCTTCTGCCTTAGCCTTCAGACGATCTTGTGCCTCGTCCGTAGACTCTTTTGCTTCTTTCAGTCTTTTATTCTCAGCTATGATAGCCTCAATTTCTTCTTGTGTATATTCTTTGGCCATTCATTTAATCCTCGTCTTTGAAAGGCCAAGATAAACCTGTCACTCTTTCAAAACTAGAAACATCTGCCCTAAGTTCTTCTCTCTTTTTTGCTGTTTGGGGGTGTTCATTTCCAAACTCTTTGTAAGCATCAAGAAATTCTTTTTGCGCTGCAACCGCTTTGGCATATGATTTAACGTCTTGATATTTACCCATGATTTTAAATTTTGTTGAAGACTCTTCTTCATTAAGATTAGCAACAATATTCACATCTTTTCCGTACATGTACTTAAGCAAGGTCTTTGTCCAAGAACCTAACATTTCACTCCAAGTCTCATTTAAGGTGACTTTTGCCCTTTCTAGATCAATAACAAGCATATACGTTTCTCCTTAACATAAATAGTTTGCATAAAAAAATGCCCGTAAGGGCATCAACTTCTTTTCTTTGAGGCTTTTTCCATTTCTTTTTTTTCATCTTCAAATTGCTTTCTCATTCTTTCACAGAACCAGTTACGCAATCCAATCGGAAGATTGTAAATTTCTGTAAATGACCACCCACCAAAATGTTTCATAATGAATATTTGTTCATACAAAGCCTCAGAATATTTATCGGTTAGGCCAAAAAAAGTCCGTATTAAACGGAACCTCCATTTCTTGTGAATATCCACAAGAATTGCACTGAAATTCTTCTGAGATTCTTATATCGGGCGAAGCAACCTTATAACAAGACTTGAGCTGTCTAGAGTCTAAAGTTGGCATATTATCAACATATCTAGATATAATTGACTTATCACTATGACCTTCAATTGACACAATCATTTGTTTGAATTGATCTGTTAAACTAGTTTCGCTCATCTTTCTTTTCTTTTTATCCGCTGCAAGCTTTGTTAGGAACTGTTCGTCTTTTCCATCTAATATTTTAAATTCAACACTGAACTTAGAATAAGGCATTTTTGTTGTAAAATTACCGTTCGGAAGTTTTTTAAGGTTTAATTCTTCGCTCTCTTTTGATTCATTGATTTTTTGATTTGTTAGATCAAAATCAAACTCCGCCCTAGCGGCGCAAGAAGGGCATGCTACTTGTGTTTTATAATTGCCCCCATAACCAGAAATTCGTGCCGCAATAATTAAAGCATTGCGATCTCCAACCAAGAGATCAACAGCTTTAATGTTTTTATCAATTATAAGAGAATCTAACATTCTTTCAATTGCTAAACCTTTTTTAAGCAAAGTTTGTGAAGATAAAATATCTTCCTCTTTTGCTGTCATGAATCGCATTTCTATAACTTCTTTCCCGTGAAGCGGGTGGCCTTCTGGATAATTTCCTTTTGATGGTAGTTCAACAAATTCTGTTGGCGCAACAAAGCTTAATGGGTCAAAAGCTTTTTCTACCGGTTGCTGTGGTGCCTCTGCGGGCTCTGGAGTGTGCCCTCCAAGTCTATCTTTATTTCTACTCATTTATACCTCTTAAGTTAATGTTGCTGTGTCATATGCAACTGTAATTGTAATTTCTAGGAGATCATCACTTGAGTAATCAAGGTCTCCATATTTTACTGCCTTGATAAATGGATTGATAAGTTCCCAAGTTTCAAGGGGTGTTCCGTTTGGCTCTAGTTTTCTTATTACTATGTTTTTTTTTGGAATGCCTGCTCCTGCCGCAAAAACCCTTTTTATCAGCCCATCTTCTCCATTTTCCGGAGGTAATGGGTTGTAACCGTTCATCCTTAAGGAATCTAATATCTCTTGTCCTTTGGTTGGTAAAAAAAGATCCCCAGCAGGAACATCAACTATGGTGATATCAATATCATTCCAAGTTACAATACCGGGATACTTTATTTTATGATTGATAAGCTGATATTCGGACATTGAGATTTCTGGAGATGGCTGCGTAACAGATTTCGCCCACCACAAAATATCATCCCCGAATTGAATTTGAAAACGAAACTTTCGTAGTGGCTCTAAGGTGTTGTTGGACCAAAAGCTCATTTATTCTCCTATACTGGTTTGAAAAAATCAGATTTTGTATTTTGCGCACCACTTGTGTTGCCACTTGTATCACACTGTGCCCAATCATAACGAACGGACATTTCAACTTTTCTAAGGTCATCAGAAGAATAATCTAGATCACCAAACTTGGCTGATTTCAAAAAAGCATTGTTAAGTGTCCAAACCTCTATAGCAACACCATCAGCATTCAATACTGATATTACTACTGCTGGCAGTGCAACACCGGCAGCTTTGGTTTTAGACATAGTTACATTGCTGTTTTCATTTGCTTTAACAGTATAGCCCATATCCTCTAGAATTTTGTTTGTTTGAGAAACAGCATCAACTGAAATTGGATCAACCAAAGTAAAGGATACTTCGTTCCAGCTAACACGACCAGGAAAATAATATTTATTATCTAGATAATTGTGCTCTACCTCTGAAACATCAAAGGCTGGTATAGTTACGGTTTGTGCCCACCATAAAATAGGCGATGCTGCACCACCAAGTTGTACTTGAAATCTAAAATTTCTTTTAGGTTCTACATCGTTTGTTGACCAAAATGCCATTGTATAATTCTCCTATAATATACATTAAATAGTTTAGAACTCAATTCCGGAGCGTGTGATATTGAAATCGATTGCAATAAATTCAATTGCGTACGCTGGTTTAATAAAGACCTGCGCATACATAATGTTGCGATCAACATAATCAGGTGTTGTTGTGGTCTCGTCAAGAACCAACTTATAGTCTGCAAGTCCAAATCTAGATTTAGCATCTGCAAGAATTGGCTCTGCACCAGCTTTGAATCTATTCCATGTAGCTTGTACATTGTTATCAAACAATATTGTACGAGCAACTTGACCAATGCTTTTCTTGAGAGTGATCATCAAACGTCGAACGTTAATGCGATCAAGAGCAGATGGTGTTTGTTGAAGTGTTTTTTGTCCGAATACAACTGGTCCTTCACCAGGGAAATTAGCGATAGGGTTAACGTTGACTAAATACAAATCATCACGATCTGCTTTATTGAGAGTCTCAGCAACTGCGCCCACGCTTGGTCCTGTTGGTCCACCAAGTTTCTTTATTCCACCGCGATTAAATCCAGCAGGAGCAAACCATGGGGCACCGGATGCAGCTTCCGAAGAAGCAATTGCTCCAATCCCTGCTACTGAGGATGGAACAGTTAAAAGAGAACCATTGTTTACTCTAATTTTAACTTCTGGATAATATGTGGCTCCATAGCTTGTGTTATAATCTGCTGATTTTACAGCACTTACGACATCAGAAACAGAACCAGCGGTTTCTCCGGCTTTGTTTTCTAGAGAGCTACGGAATTTTGAATCAACATCGATAATAGCCAGAGCGTCTCCACGTTCTTCTGTGTTTCCGAGAAGCTTATCAACCAATGTTGTTTTGTGAATACCCGGCATTGCGACAACATCATATTTTACAAATTCAGGATCTTTAATGAAATCAATTGCTTTATCTACAGCAGCAAAAGCGTAATCGGTATTTTTATTACCAGTCAAAGCTCGCTGCATTGAGAATGGATCAACCAAAGTAATGTCAACACCATCTGTTCCACCCATAAATGGAGCAACAATCTTATTGATACCGAAATCTTCAATTAATTTAACGTTACCGGAGGCAGCAGTAACCGCTCTTGCTGCTGCAGCTTTTCCATGTGATCCGCTGTCGTAGAAAAATCTATTGGTATCTGCAGAATCTTGTACAACTTCATCTAAAGTAAAAATAAATGAGAATTCTGTAGCGCTGCCTGTTGATTCCAAATCAATGTTTGAACTATCAGGTAATTCTCTTAGAATATCAATATAATCATAAGCATTTTGTTGATACTGTTGATTTATTGAAGAATTTGACGAAGCACTTTGCTGGTGTCTAAATCCAAAGTAATGTTTCTTAGTGTAAACACCAGAAGAATTAGAATCAGTTAGATTTAAACTTGGCCAATCGAAAGAAGCGGTTGCGGTAACACGATAATCGGCCCAACCAGTGCTTGTATGAACACCGTGTATACCAGATCCAGATGGCTTTAGAACATATGTAGCGTTTGTTCCCACATTAAGTGTTGTTGGTTGGCTTCCTGGTGTTGCATGTCCTGCTACAGCCCAAGATTTTGGTTTAGCTGGTCCATAAAATCCAAAAGGAATAACATTGTCAGCATATGATTCTCCAGACATTTCTACACGAATCATGTTTGATTGATTTGGAAACTCTCCAGTTGTTACAAATTTTTCTTTTGTAGCATTGTAAGTAACTGATTGATCCCCAATAACCTTAGCAATGTAGTTATCACTTAAAGGATTTAAATTACAACTATATATTTCACCAGAAACATCTTGTTTAGAGTGCATATCAAAAACTTTAACAGTAAAGCTTGTATATGGATTGGTGACTGTTCCAAGACTATCAATAACAAGCCTAAGAGCATATCTTTTGCTAAACTCCGATCCTTCAATTAAAGAGTGAAACTTAAATAACTTTTTCATATTAGCAGCACTAAAACTACTAGCATCAGTTTGTGGTGTTGGATCGTTTCCAATAAACCACCCAGTTCTTGCTGCGGTAAAACCTTTCGTGTGATCGATCCAGTTCTTGCTTATATCGCTTTCTAGGGCCAAAGGCACTAACAATCCATATATTTGTCCTGCGGAACTTGAAGTTGAAGTGTTAATCATATCCATAATTTCGGTTTCAAAGGTTTCTCCGAGAAAATATTTTTTTGTTTCTGCTTTCTGATTAGATACTAATTTTTGTGGATCTGTGTTGCAAGCATTTCTTATAAAAGAAGAACCGCCTGGGGACATATCAAATTTTAACTTTTCTAAACCACTAGCACTGGAAACATTAAGCATAAATCCACCGTTGTCCCCAACTGATTTTATCATGGTTCCCATTCCTTTAATCCCAGCATCAACTGCTGTACCAGCGATTGTTCCGGAGAGTGCTAAAGAAGCTCCTTTTGTGTAAAAAATAGCAGCTAAAGTACCAGTGGCATTTGCACTTGAAGAAGGCACCATCCATAGCCCGTAAGCTAATCTGTTCGCAGTTGCTGTTGGACCCTTTGCTTGCCCGCCAAGGTCCCAGCCGGCTTTTGCTACTGAAAACGTTGTTCCCGTTTCTTCACCAGCAAGTCTTACAAAAGTGACTGGCGATGTGTTTGAGGCAAGCCATGCTTGTGCTGCGAACATTCCATAGGTTGGGTTGGCGGTGTTTCCGTTTCTATATATATCTCCATTTGGATCTCCTAAATAAGGCTCTCCAAATATCGCTTTTAGATCTGATGTATTCTTCAATCTAATTGGTTTCATTGCTGGTCCTTTTTTAGCCTGACCAATAATTAAGATTCCATCATCTGTTGGATCTGGAGGTAGTTCACTCATATCAACTTCACGTAGAAGGATGTCTGGTGAAATAAAATCAAATTTACTAGGCATTAATATTCTCCTTTAAACTAATATTCTCTATAAATAGTACTGTCTTTTATGAAAAGGAATTAATCTCTATAGTCTTTGTCTTTCTTTTTCCATGGTGCTTTATCACCTGTTATAACTCTTTCTCTAGAAATTTTGACATCAACAATATTTTCCCTTATTGTTATCTGTGGTTTTTCTCTGTTAACTCCGTCTCCAATGAGATAACCTAATACTTTTATCTGTACTTTTGTTTCAAACATCCTTTCCTCTTCGTTAAGAGAAGTAGTGTTTTTGTTCTCGCTAAAATCAGATTGTATAAAAGCTTCGTATTTATGACCATCATATTCAAACATAAAAGTGTTTAATTGTCCTGTTCTCGTAATAAATGGAGTCATAAGATCATTCATTTGTTGCTGGTATTCTGTTCTTAAAACAACAGTATACATAACCGTAACATATGTAGGAATTGGAGAAGTTAGAAACTCATATACAACTTTTTTGTTATCAGACCTTCCTGTATCTCTAGAATCCACAGCAGATCTTGCAAAATCAGCATTTGCAAAGTTTCTTGTCTTTTCTTGCTGAATTCTTCGAACTCTTGTTATGGCGCCACCTTTATAGTCACCACCTTCATACAAATGCGCTTGAAATGAGCCTTTAAATTGCGGATCTTTTGCAATTGAATCTCTATTGACAGTAATAATTGGTAACTTTATTTTTCCAACTTTATCTCGTATATCTTTGTTATTTTTCACTTGAAACAAACGATCTGTTCCTAACCATATAACAGGAGTTTTTTTAAAACCCTCATTGGTTGTGGTATGCAGGTTTAGTTTTTCATTAACATATTCGTAGATACCAAGATCTATTGTTTCAATTGTTGAAGGTTCTAGTGTTTTTACTTTATTCGGCATTGAATACTCCATCTCTTGCTCTGATACATTCTGCTTGTATTTCAAATCTATGTTCTGGTTGTCCAAATAGTAGTTTTGGCTCTATAAGTTTTACAATTTCGTAAAAAACATCACCATATTTAACAAAATCTCCCTCTCTGACAAAGAGGTTCTGGTCTTCTGTTAATCTTCTTTTATGAAACATAACCTTTATTTTTGTGGCTTTATCAACAGCAATATTTTCCATAAATGATGACTCAATACCTTGATATTCAACAAGCGCATGGACTCTCACCGGTGGTAAAAACGTTTTTTCGACTGCTTCTCCATATAAAGGGTGATAGTTTGTTGTTTCAATATCAATTGGAAAATAAAGTACCTGTTGACCTACAACACGTTCAATAATTTCATCATTTACCTGCTTTACAAGGTCACGCTCCTTCTTTCCAAAGAACATCGGAGGCGGTGGAGCACTTGGTTTTTTCCATTTGTTATCTTCTGACATGGATTCTTATCCTCTTTTTGTTTTCTGTGATGCTTTTTTGTCCTTTTAGCTTATCTGCAAGGTATTTTTCAAGCGCTGCCATTATTCTTTCATTAATCTCATCTATACTGGCTTTATTTTTAAGAAAGTAAGCGGTTTTTTGCAGTCTTTGAACAGGATAATCATTGTACATACTGACACCGGCTCTAAGATCAATTGCATCTTGTTCAGCCACTTCTTCCGGTGTTAAACTCTCTTTAGTATCATCATAGACAATAACAATGACGGGGTCTTTTATTTTGTCCCAAGTGTCTTGGTTTAATGCTAGTTTACCTGCGATTTCGTCGCTGCTTGTAACAAGGTTTAAAAAGTCTGCTATGTGCTTATAGCCAGCTTGTTTCATATTTTCTGGGATCTTTTCTTTAATTTCTTCAATCTCTAGACTGGTGTAATCTTCAAAAGCGATAAATTCAAGATATTCTCCACCAAAATAGTCATGCTCTGCTGTTTCTCTTTCGCCTTCATTCCACCAAGAGTCATCAGGGAGATTAAAGTCATTTAAAACATTCTGGACATTGTGCCTTTCTGCTTCTATGACGCGATACTCTTCTAACTGGTACTCAATCAGTTGAATTGCTCCGTCTTCGTGATAATAATCGAACACGTTCATTTTGTCAACAATGGCCGGTAGGTTTTCTTCTAGTCCATATACATACTCTACTTCAACACCAAGTTGGTTGCCTAGATCTGATCCGCTGTAAACCAATTGAATTTGCCAAGAATCCTTATCCCATCTAGTAACAAAAACATTGTCAGTCATAGGAAGGTCGTAATAGTCTGTTATCATACCATCAGCAGCATCAACCACAGCATTTTCAACTTCTGAGCCGTTTGCATCCGAGGGAACGTTCACTCTGAAGGTTACGACCATTGTCCAATTAAAATAAACGCTGCCATCATAGTCTTCGTCAACTTCCCAGTTAAATTTGATAAAGCCGCCGGTGTGTTCATCAAAAATTTCGTTTAGTCTTTGTCTTGTAACCTCTGCTTCGTTTTGTCCAATTGAAGCCATCAATGCTTCTTCTATGTCTGGTTCATATTTAACAGCGCTTCCTTGAAGAACAAGGTCTCTATCGAATTTACGGAACAACATCGGTAAAGTCTGGGCAACAGAATATCCTAAATCTTGATAACTTCCACCGTATCTTGTGAAGTTTGCCAAAAAAATTGTGGGTCTTTCAATGTTGTCGCCAATCGTGCCCTGTTTAATAATCTCTTTTATTTCTTTCTCTTGCATTGCAGATATTTTATTATTTACAGCGTCCAAAAATCCAGGCACTTTTGGTCCATAAACTTTTCCTTGCGGTACTGCAAGTCTAATAGGTTCTGAATTTTCATCTTTGTGAAAAGCAACGTTCTTTATTCTAATTCTAGAAGTTGGAACAAGCAAGTCAGCAGTTTCATCTCGCCGCATTTGATCAAAAAATATTTCTTGATCTCCTTCAACGTCTAATGACTCTTGTGTTGGAGGAAACATCTTAAAGTTTTTTGCCGGAACAATATAAGCAATCATTCCATTGCCATAAGCTTCAGAAAGAGCGCATTTGTTGTATTGATCAAAACTTTGGTCACTTTTCGCGCTTGGGAGAGAGTGACAGGATTGAATTCCTTCATGGTCTGACATTCTAAAAACGTCAATTGGGTGGCGAGAGTAAATTATGTAATTTCTTTCAACATATTGATCCATGTTTCTTATAAGATCATCAAATGATTCCATAGCATACTTTGCAAAGTTTTCAAAACTCTCAAAATTTATACCAACAGACTTGGCCCATGCTGATAGTCTGAGGGAGGTTTTTGTTCCAAGCCAATAGATTTGATTGTCGTAAAATTTCATTACTTTTCTGTATTCGTTTGCCGTATGTTTTATGTTTGGATCACTAACGCTTGCTGGTAGGCTATACTTCACATCAGCAGGAAGTTCGTCTAGTTTACCTTCTTTTGAAGCCTCTGCAAATCTTTTGGCTGCTGTGAATAATTCTGCTCCGGCTTCTTTTTGAATTTTGTCTCTGCTATTGTTCGCAAAGTTAATGATTCCGGCTAAAACTTTTGGCAAGTTAAGTGAAACTGTCTTTCTAGAAACACCTTGGTTTCCTTTGCCATCAATGTAGTGAGAAACTTTGGTTTTGGTGCATAAAATCTTGCCGCCCTTAACCTTCCCAGCTAGTTTGCCTTTTGTTTCATCATGATATTCCAAGTCTGATGCTGGATCTACTTGCCAGCCACACTTATTAAGAACAAATATTGCATTAGCAAGAGGAGTCTTTTCCTTTAAACCAGACACAGGTTCAATGATCCTGTAAGAATTTCCAAAAATATTGCCAAAAGGCAACTCTTCTATAGGAATTTCCAAAGCATCATTAAGGTATTCAATCTCTTGTTCTGTTGCTTCATTAATTTCTTGTTCTTGGAGAAATTTATTCCAGTTTTCTAATAATAATTTCATTCTTTATCCTACAAAAATTTTCAAAGGTGTTTCGGTTACAATTGCTTTAGCATTCCCAACCATTTCTTTGTCTGTTGCTAACAGCTTGTTGTATGTTAATTCGTCAAGAATTGTCTTTAATTCGTCTCGTAATGCCTGCTGCTCTTCCTTAGCCTGACTCAATAAATCAGAAGCGTTTAAACTTACATTTTCTCCAGGAATTGGAACGTTTCCACCAAACTTTCCACGTATCTGACCCAGGGTTTCTTTGGATAGAGCAAGAGCAAATCTTCTAATCCATTGATGCCCTATTGAATTGATGTTTTCGTATGGGATATTCTCAAATGGAAGAGTGTTCATATTATTAACACCTTCTTGTCCATTATCATCTGCATCATCCCAGATATTTGTATCATCAACTGTAAATCTAAACCAAAACTTTTCTGGAGAAACGGTGTCTGGTATTGGATAAAGACGAAGCTTGTTGTCTATAACTTCATAACTATAATGAGAGGTCCTTGTGTAAAGGTGGTCTTCATAAGATATTGCTTGTATTTTATTTTGCCAAGCAGGGATTACTTGAAACGAGGAGTCATCAGCGTATTGTCCGTATGTATGAAAATCACCAACAACGTTAAGACCCCCGTAATACCCATAAAATCTCCACATTTGCCTAGGAGTCACATAAAAAACATTACGAATCTTAACTCTTTTGTTTCCAACAATTGAGCTGTATGTAGAATCTGCTTCTAATATTGCCTGAAGGTCGTAGTCCTGTTGATCCGCTACGGTTTCAATTGAAGCAGAATAAATTTGTTGAGTTCCACCAACACCGGCTTCTGTTGCAAACTTATCTCCAATCTTAAAGGCAATTTCAAAATTAAGTTTTGGATATCTCAGAGCTATGTTTTTGCCCTCCAAAGAGTGACTAGAAGATAGTTGTCCTGTGTGTGTAAAAGACCCTGTTGTTGCTCCGAGAGCAGATCCAAGAATATTTTTTGATTGGTGTATATTAACGAGATAAGAATATTCTAAAACAGCGTCTTCAAAATTTGCATATACATTTTCTTCTGTTAACTCAATATCCAGTACATCTCCGCCTAATCTTTTATAGGTAAAAGCGACTTGAGCAACAGCACCTGATAAAAACTCTGTTGAGTCGGCATATACACCCAAAGGTAATGCGGCTGCAACATTTGATGTTGTCCCTGTAACTGGCAAAATAATTGCTGATGTTTGAGAAGTTGGTGTTAATTCTGGCAATGACATTCATGATCCTCCATGTCATACCTAAATAGTTTACATAAAGAGAAAGCCTCTATTCAGAGGCTTTGGTTTCTTTTGCTGCTTTCTTTTTCTTTGCGGCAGCTTGTTTCTTTTTCTTAGCGGCTTCGGCTTTCTTTTTCTTTTCAGCTTCTTCCTTTGCTTTCTTTGCGGCTTCCATGGCTTTTCGGTTTTCTTCTTCAATCTTCCTTTGAGCCTCTTCAATCAAGCGTTGTTTTTCGGCTTCTTCCGCTAGGCGTTTTTCTTCTGCTTCTCTTTTAACTCTTTGCTGTTCGTCAACAACTCGTTGAAGTCCAACGCGAGAAGCCTCAAGAGGATCAAGTTCAATCCCCTTGTTGGCTTTTCTTAAAAGAAGCTTTTTTCTTTTTGATCTACG